ATCGTTTAGGAAAGTTATCTGACAGTTATGAGGAAAAAATGTCACAGCAGAAAGTTAGCCCTAAAGCTGAAAAGATTTTGAAAAACGTCTCAAGGCCGGTTAGCTCTAATGCCGTTGCTAATACACTCAAAAATCAATCAGATACAGTAAAAAACATGTCACCCGCTGAAGTTTGGAAAGCATCACAAGAGTACGCAAGACGGGGCTAAAAAGGAGTAGTCAATGACTATTACTACCTCAAACTCGTTACCCTCTCCGGTACAACAATGGTTTGATAACGTTTTGTTATCACGACCTATGCCTAAGCTTATCCATAAGCAGATGGCGATGAAAAAAGAACTGCCACCAAACAGTGGTAGAATTGCACGGTATAGACGATATACCAACTTACAGACTGCGACAGTACCTCTTCCTGATTCAGGTTTGACACCTCCAGGACAAGTATTAAACGCAATTGATATTGATGCTAGAATTGATTATTACGGTTTAAATGGGGAGCTGTTAATCGCAGCTTAATGTGCCGTAACACTGATTTGCACCCAAAGACATACGTAACAATCACTGATCAAGTGATGTTTGCAAATCAGGATCCGGTTTTTGAAACAATGGCCGGATTAAAATCAGACCTAATTGACTTGGAACCCCTAACGTAAAGGCGAGGGCGACAAGGCGCAAGGATTTAAATGTCCAGCGTGAGAGACTAAGGCGGTCAGACACCTGAAAGGGTGAAGCGATAGTCCGAACAAGTGAGGAAACCACTTGAGACTGGCAGAAATGACCAGTCCACTTCGAAAGAAGGGGTAACAGAATGCTTGAATCAAACAGTTTCTCTACTCGCTCAGTCAATGAGAGAGACAGAGGACGAACTTATCAAAAATATGCTCACTTCCACAAGTGCGGTTATAAACTGCACAGGGGGAGGCAACGGTAGAAATGTTGCCGTTGTAAAATCTTCTCTGATTGACTTGGAACTCCTCGCTGCATAGTGCAGACGGACAACAAGGGGCAAGCTGGCGAAAGCCTTGCAGCCTGAACGTAGCAAGCGAGAAGACACGGGAAACCGTGATGCGGTGCTCTAGACTCTATGGAAACATAGAGAGGCCAGCGGAGACGATTTGGCCCGCTTAGACATTACAACTGAAAGTGTTTAAGTCAACAAGTAATAGATAGGACAACCCAACCGAACAAACACGTTCGGACTACGATACTGTTGTGATGGCATTGCTCGGAAACGATGCAATGATGATCAGCGATAATATCGAAGGTACTCTGAAGTTTGGAGCTGCACCTGTACGTGAAGCGTTCTGGTCGATGATGTCAACTGCGGTTCTTGATGACTTGGAAAACGTGACTGGGTTTATTTCTCAAGCACAATATCCAAGCAACATGAACGTATTGAATGCTGAATGGGGTTCAGTGGGTAACGTTCGAGCACTTTACAGCTCGAAAGGTTCCGTCACTCCAAACGCATCGAAGAACGGTAATAACGTGTACAACATCTTTATTACTGGTCAAGAAGCGTATGCTGCGATTGAGCTTACCCAAGCGACTGCATCGTTCATCTACACGCCTCCCGGAGGTCCTACAGACCCTCTAAGAAGGCTGCAATTGGGCGCATTCAAAATTGCCCAAGTACCTCGTATCTTAAACGATGCGTGGCTCTTTAACTTAAGATGCACCCATTCATAAGAGGTAGATTATGGCATTCGCAGAACATTATATGATCACTGGCTTAACCACAGCCGCTCAGTCAGCAACCTTGCCCGCAACAATCAACGTAAATTGTGGATTTTTGCCTTCACGAGTTGTTTTGACAAATGAGACTCAGTACGGGAGTTTAGCGACTGGTTTTAAAACAATTCAGAACCTTTGGTGGGATGCTACTAATCCTACTGTGACAAAGTTGCAATACTTGAACGCATCTGGAACAGGCCTACTACCTGGAGCACTTGCTTCAAACACTGGTATTAGCTTGTATGATGGTCATGCAGCTTCTCCAAATCAATTGCAACTGGGTGCTAAAATCACAGGTAGCAACACTGCTAAAGCAACTGGCGTATTTACTGTTAGCTCAACAGCTAGCTTGTATGCTGGTGCAACTATCTTGATGACTGGTAACACAGTTAACAAGCAGTTAGCAGGCATGATGTTCACCGTAAATTCTGTTATCGATGGAACAACCTTCAATATTGCTAATGCTGGATGGTTGAACACCGCTAACTTTACAAACGGTGCAGAGACTTTCTACGTTCAATTAGTTTTGGTTCCTGGTCTTTACTATCCTCAGAATGCTCAGATCGTTTCGATCTCACAAGCAAATCCTGCGGTTGTAACTACTTCGACTAACACTAACTTGACAGTTGGTCAGCAAGTTCGCTTGTACGTGCCGTCCGTGTTCGGAATGACACAAGCAAACTTTGTGACTGGCGTAGTCTCTGCGGTCAGCGGAAACCAGATCACTTTGGGTGGTGCAAACATGTTCGGCGTCAACAACGGCGTTAACAGTTCTGCATACACAGCTTTCGCATGGCCAGCAGCTACAGCGGTTCCATTCTCACCTGCTACAATGGTTCCAATGGGTTCTGGTCCATATCCTGTCACAACAAATGCGTATCTTGCTGATACACTTTTGGATGCCACTATTAATACAGCCTACCAAGGTTTTGTTATCAATACTGGAATCCTAGTAACTGCGAGCTCAACTGTGATCGGCGTCGTCGCAAGCGATGTCTTTTCATGGACAGCTTGGAGAGCGGACGTTTAGTCTAAACGGGGGTGACAAGTTGTCACCCCCCTTTTTGGAGTGCTTATGTTTACGCCACAGAGACAACCCATTACAGACATAACGAAAGCATTACCTGCCGTTGTGACTACCGCACAAGCTCATGGACTGACAACTGGTCAAGCTGTGAGGATAAATGTGCCAAAATCCTATGGAATGTTTGAAATAGGAGGTAAAATTTATCAGGTTACGGTACTATCAACAACAACATTTAGTTTACAATATGACCAAGTTCCTCCAGCTGATAACGTTGATTCAACCGAATTCACAACTTTTGTTATTCCTCCTAACCCGGGTATGACGGCAGAGATGCTGCCGGTTGGTGCTAAATCGCAGCCTGTGGGAGTATTACAAAGTCAATCGGGAAATTGCGCTAGCCTTACGGACGACGCTTGGATAAACAATTCAACAGTGGAAATACCCTACTAATATGGCAAAAAATACATCAGCAGTACTAACACCGAGCAATTATAGCATTCATAAACCACTTAACAAGACATGTGTGAATCCAGATTCTATCGAGGCGATGACACCAGAGACTGATAGAATGGTTCATGGAACATTTGTTAACGTAGAATATCCCGGACAAACAGCAAAGGTTTGTTGTAGATATTACAAGGGTCAGAATTATTTTGAGAAAGTCTTTGAAGATGGAGAAGATTACACAATCCCATTAAGTGTAGCTAGACACATCAACGAACGATGCTTTCACGAACAACATTCGTTCTTACAAGATGAAAGAGGACAGCCGCTTAAATCAGGTAAGAAAGTTTTCAGATACAAGTTTCACTCTTCCTCTTTCTAGGAGACAAAAATGACTCAATGGAACCTCTCTAGGATAAGATACACGGTTCGAAAACTGACTGGTAAATTAGATACCAGCCAGTTGCCAGACTCATCTGATCCTAATCAGCCTATCAGCATGGATAACCCTGCCGGAATCGACGACTACATCAACGATTTCTATCTGTTCGACATGCCAGAGCATTTGAGGACTCTTAAACTAAAGAGGTTCTATACTTTCACAACGCTTCCAAACATTGGTACCTATAGAGTTCCTACTAACATTTATCAGATAGATAACACTGTCTATTGCGATAACTATCAGATGTCCTTTTATCAGGACCCACAAGCGTTCTACAACGTTTGGCCAGAATTCGACTTTATAAGTTATGGACTTGGAGTGGGAGATGGCGGTCAAGATTACTCTTTCACTGCTCAAGGAACTCCGATGCTTCAGGGGAGTATTACGATAGGGATCACACCGAACACTTCTCCCGCAACACAGTTTGAGACCTTTAGAGATTCAGATACTCCAGTTAACCTTGCAATAGACTCCTCAGCGACTTTTGTTAACCCGGGAGTTCTCACAGGTAACTTAGGAGGCACAGGGACTGTTAATTATCTTACTGGAGCTATAACACTTCACTATGCTAATCCAGTTGCTCAAGGACAGAATATAAATCTTCATTACAGGCCCTACATAGCATCTAGACCGCAAGGAATGATGTTCTTTCAACAGCAATTCTTCCTCAGAGCTATTCCTAACGATGTTTACACAATCAAGACGATAGCTTATTACCAGCCTACAGTATTGCTTACAGGAAGTTTTGATACTATCGACCAATTCGATGATACGAGCAATGGAGGATCTCAAGGTCAAGAGACTCTATTCCCTGAATTTTGGCAGGTAGTAGCTTACGGTGCAGCGATGAAGATACTTAAAGAAGACATGGATGTTGAGCAGGTTTCAACTTTAATGCCTTTCTTTGAAGAACAGAAAAATCTAGCCCAGAGACGTGCCTTGAAGGAGTTAGCACAGAAGAGAATTCCTTCGATCTACGCTCCTGGAAACTTTGGTGGAGTGGGTGGTTTAATGCCTCCTTTTCCAATTTATTGAGGTTGCATGAAGAATTACGCAGAAAGTGATAAACGTAAGAAAAAGGCTAAAACGCCTCCAGAACGCGCCAAGAGTGGTAAGATGACAAAAGACACTCGTATTTTTAAAAATGATCTCTTGAGTGTGGATAACACATCGGGAATGGGGATGAGTCGGAGAATAATATGACCACTTACACAGATACACCACAACCACAAAATCAGAGAAACGTTTCTCAAGTAAATTTACTCAACAACAATAGATATCTCTTAGACGTATCATCTCCTGGATCACCCACAGGAATACTTCCAGTCGATCATTACG